AACCCGTTAGGGTTCCCATGGGGTGGTTGTCCATCCCCGTCTCACGACGCCATATCCTCGAAAGGAATGTGTCATGGCTGTCATTTGGACTAGAGGCAACGCTTCGTGGTCCTGGAAATTCCCTTGGGATTCAAACCCCTACGTGGGTTCCAGGTCAGACTTTGTTACCAATGTTCGCAACACTGGTTTCAAAGTCTCAGGAGCTATTATCTCTTTTCCAGATGGGAGTAAATTCCGCAAAGCGACTCCACTAACAAAGTGGAACTCAAGTCTATCTCTGGGCAGTCCCCAATTACATACGGGGACTTATACTGCTCCAGGGCCGGATAAGGGCAAAACTTTGTTCTTTAAGTCGTCTGCTGGGGGGAGCCGTGGGGATAACCTGCTTAACTGGCCGAGCTGTGCGTACATGGTACGTGGTAGCTCGGTTCGTGACGCAATAGGTGACCCTGTAGTTCCTCAACAGATGCGGAATGAGGCTGTGACGAAAGCTCTGAACAATATCGCCGATCAAAAAGCGAATTTGTCAGAAGATCTTGCGACATGGCGTCAGACTGTACGTCTCATTAAGAACCCTGCCTCTGAGTTGCTTCGGCAGCTTAAGTTGGTTCATGAGAAGAGGAGCTTCCGGCCGTTTCTCTATGAGAATTACCGTTCGCTTTTGCGAAAGGGACCTCTAGGAGCCGCGGCTGAGGAATACCTCAAGTACGTCTATGGGTGGAAACCACTCATGCAAGATATATATGGCCTAATGGAACTCGCTAAGGAACAAGGGGCAAAGCCTCTGTTACTTAACGGCCGCGGACGATCGTCCGCAGCCGGTTCTATTCCCGAATTCTTGTTTGACGAGGTATCATTTGCCTCCAGAACAAAGTTCGAGAACGGAAACGAGACAATCAAGGTCAACTGCAGCCTTTGGGCCCAAGTTGATCCAGATTGGCAAGGGTTGCGAACCCTTAACCAGTGTGGCCTGCTCAACCCCGCTTCCCTCTTATGGGAGTTGGTAAGCTGGTCTTTCGTCGTTGATTGGTTTTGTCCTATTGGACCTGTCCTTTCAGCGCTGACGGCGCCAGTTGGGTTGAATTTCGTGGACGGTACTCTCAGCGTTCGAACGCAGGCAACAGCCTCGCTGAAGAACGAGCATTACGGAATGGACTATGCTGGTAATACCAGTTGGTCTACCCGTACGCCCGCAACCGCTGAGTGGTCCTATGATGGGTATTCTCGGTCCGTGCTACCGCATTGGCCCCTACCCGGATTTTGGATCAGTAACGACCCACTCGGGTTGGGTAATCCTGACAGCGACAGGGCCTGGAAGGCCATGGCGTTAGGGATTGCGTCAACTCGCTCCTTACGATGATAAACTGTACATGCTAGACAACTAGTATCCTTCCTTAATAACGAAAGGAAATACCTATGTCCGCACGGACTAATCTTGTCATCAATGACAGAGCGTCGACTCCCGTCGCGCATACTTTCAGCCCCGACGGCGATGACGCCAATGGGGTTCACGTCTATTCAGAAAAGACTGGTGTTCCTGCGGGTAATCCGCAGTTCACTGCTGCTCTGAAGAAAACGAACGGAAAGTACAAGCCGTCGTTGCGGTTTCGCATTCCCACGGTGCAGACACAAACGATTAACGGGGTTTCGTCCCCGGTAGTCGTTCGCACTGCATTTGTGGAGCTGAACTGCACGTTCGATGAGCTTTCGACTGATCAGGAGCGGAAAGATGCAATTGGCTTCATGGCCAATACTCTCGCCGCGTCCCAGACGCAGATCAATGATCTGCTGACGGGCCTGTCGGATATCTACTAGTGGGCTTGATCCCTTCTTAAGGGGTCGCACCCATGCGTAGAGTTCGAAAACTCAGACCGCCATCTCAGATGACGGTGCATGCTATGGTGTTGATTGCGTTAGCAGTCTCCATCGTGAGCTTACGG